AAACTCTAAGTACGCTTCAAACCTCTCGACTAAGTCGCGATCTGGATGGTTTTCCATCTCTTTGGACCAATTAACCTCCGAAGAGACTATGTCTCGAGAAATGGTAGTCTCATAAAACATCCTCTCATATGAGGACAAATGAGCCTTCCAGCCTCCTCCAGGCTGTCTAGTGAATCCATGTGAACAGAATTCAAAATAATTCGCCCCAAACTGTACGGCGTCACGTACAGGGACGTTAAGCTGCTGGTATTTCCACACGAGAGATCCAACTGTGGTTGAATCCCCAATGTCGAGCTCGGATATTTCTAAGCAATCATCACCATTGGCTATAGGGATAGACCCCACAGCATAGGCTAATGCACAGCGAAAATTACCATTGGAGGTAGTAGTAAGAAAACCACCGCTTCTCTGAACCTTATTGTCCATGAAAGCATAAACATCTCCATCAGCTGTAACATATAAATTAGAACACAAAGACATACTCCACCATTGATAAGCATTCTCAAACTGGGCGGCAAAACTGTCATAATTAACACAGGTTTGTCGCATAACCCAATAGGTAGCGAGAGTGCCCTCACCGACAAAATTCATATCCCACCCAGAAATGTCACTGGATATGGGACCTTTAACGGAAGCTCCGCTAACATTGTTAAATGAAGCCTTGTTTCCGTCGACCTTGTCACCAACGAAAGTTGCGTGCTCGTCGGTGAAACCCATGCCCTTCATGGTGTCCATGGCGGGAAAAACATAGGTTTCGGCGTCGGTAAACTCCTGATAAAACCATCTCGTACAGAGCTGATCAACCAAAGAAGTACTACAAATAGTCCGGGGAAGAGGTTTGTTAACCTTCTGCGCCTGGTTCTTGGGGAAAACATAATCGGGATCCCTCAATCCCTTCACATACCACAAACGAGGATCTGCCTGACACTCCTCAAAGTCTTGTTTAGTCATAAGCATGATCCTAACAAGCCGTTCGAAAACAGCCTGCTTTATTGCTTCGCCATGACGGAGGAAGATACCTCCGTTGGTTTGACCTCCGGGGAGGAGGTAATAGGGGAAGCCTGGGCCGGCGGAGCGGTTAACTTG